TCGTTTGAGGTTGTCAGGGCTGCCGGGCTACCGGCTGATGCGGAAAAGCTGCTTCACCATGGGCGGTTCCATTCCTCGACGGAGCCCCACGCGAGCACGAGGGCGACGAACGAGGCCACCATCAGGACGAGGAGGGCGAACTGGACAAGGGCGGCGGGTTCCTGGGGGTCTGGCGGGTTCATGGGTGGGTGGCGTTGGATGTTTGTGCTCTGTCTCATCAGTGGCGGGGGAGCAGTCCCGCCAGACGCCCCACGCCTTGACGGCGCGGGAGCGTTTCGACTAGCGTTCCTGAAGGTCGCTCCATGAGCGGGCGACTTCCTCGGCAGCGAACCATGCGAGCGCGTTGGCGGCTTGCGTGTCGTCATCCGTGATGCGTCCGCCATAGAGACAGCGGGAAACCGAGGGCAGATACTCCGCCAGCTTTTCCCGCCGTTCGCGTTTCATGTTTCCCGCATAATCGAAGTCCCCGGATTTCGCGTGTCCGGACAGGCAGCCAAAACCGGCGACCATGTCGGCGGCGTTTTCGCCAAGGGCTGACGCTTGGGAGTTCACCAGTTCCACGATGGCCGCCCGGTTCTTTTTGAAGAACTTCACGGTGTCTGCATAGTAGATGAAGCCGCAGAAACCACCACTCACACCATAGTTGGCGATGTCGAGCATGGATTCCTTGGCACTTTCCCACCCTCCAAGCTGGCGCACGACGGCACGTACTAACGAAGGGGAGGCGGAACTGTTTTCAATCAGGGTTTTCAGGGTGCGTTTCATACTACTTCAGTTTTCTTGATGTTTAACGGTTGCCGGGCTTCCGGCTGTTAGCGTGAGAGCAGTTTACCGCGTGAGGGTCAGGGCGTCAAGGTGTTTATTTATATAAATGTCAACTGTAGTAAAAGCACACTCCATTCCACCAATGCCATTTTAACAACCCCCTAACACGAGAAAAAAGTGTTATATATTTAATTAGTTATAGATATAAATATATAATAGAAAAAAGAGAAATAGGGAAAGAACTTTTTGGCATTGGTGGAATGGAGTGTGCTTTTGAAAGTCGGGGTTGACGGGTGCCTTGATCGGGTTTTATTTATACAACTATGAGCTACCCCGAAGGCAAACACCAAATCCCGCTTCACGTCCCTTACACGCTCTTCACTGAGATCAGGTCTGCTGCGACTGCGTCGCACCGCAGCGTGACGGCTTGGATGCTGAACGCTGCGCGTGAAAAATTGGAGAGAGAGAAGACCGGAGGGCTTTCCGGCCCTTCCACCGAGTCAACGGAACCTTCTCTTGAGGCGCATTCATCCATGGTCGTGAAGGCCAGCGCGGATGAATATTTCAGACTGAAGCGAGAATTCGAGGCCGCGACAACGGAAGAAGACCGGGACAGGCTGCTTGCGGCTCTTCTGGAGATCAAACCCGAAATGGAAGGCAAGCTGCGGATGTGGCGCAAGAACAAGCCGCTTGCGGAGTTTGTGTGATGCCGGTGCTACACGGCTGAAGCAGAAAAAGGTCAAGTCGTCACGGGGGCGGTGTTGGTCAGGTGGCGGGTAGCCAAACCCAAGCCCGGAAGGAGGTTTTCCCTTGGTGCTCAGTCTCGGAGAGTGTCACCATTTTCCGGGTGCGCCGAGCCGTTGCTACACGGCGGATGCGGAAAATCTCGCTGGTTTCGTCCCGGGGGACAAGGAGATCCAGCTTCCTTATGTGGGGGTTACTGGCGAGCTGCGGCAATCACGGCCTTTGCCGCTTCGATCTCTGCCAGCTTCACTGAATCGAAGATGAGCGATGCCAGCTCATCAAGAACCCGCTCGGTCATGTCCGGCTCATAACCTGAGATTGTGGGATTGCTTTCTTCTGGGCTAACAGGCGGTTGAACTGGCGCATTCCCGGCAGAATCCTGCGCTTTTGGGGCTTCTGCGGTCGGCGTCAATGCGGCAAGGCGCTCTTTGGCTCGGCGCAAACCTTCCTCGCCCTTGAATCCAATGGTGCCAGCAAGAGAGGCATTTGTGATTCCGGCTCGCCACACCTTGAATGATCCATTTGGCTCCTGTGTGATATAGTTACCAGCAGCATCCATTTCAAGAATGCCGTCCTTTGGCGTTTTCTTTGTGGCTTCTGCGGTCGGGTTCGCGATGGCTTTCTGGAGTTCTGTCTTTCTCATACTTTGGTCCGGTTAACTTATTGATCTGGTGCCGGGGCTACCCGGCTTTTAGCGTGTATAAATATACACCAGAAAACCACAGGGTGCAAGCGTAACCTTGACAACTTGGTGGTGGGAAAAGAAGTTGGGGGATGGTGAAAACACGCGGCAGAAAACCCGGATCGAAACCCGTGAAGTACAAACACGGGAAAAAGCTCACGGCTGAAGAATGGCAAGACATCAAAATTGCGAACATCGCTGGCGCAGAAGATCGCGTTCTTGCGGCTAAATATGGGATTCCAGTCGGCACTTTGCGCACTCGGAGATGTCTGGACAAGTTATGGGCGGCAGCTATTCAGACACAGAAAAAAGTTATAGTCTCTAAGCCTGTTGAGACGCCATCTCGGTTAATCGCGCAGGAATCTATATATGAGAGCGCATCATCTCTTTCCGAGACAAACCGCCTCTTAGCCCTCCGCATCGCCGGAAAGGGCCTCGCCGCCGCACTGGACAAGCGCGGCGAACTGCGCCCCCATCTCAAGCCGAACGAGATCAAGGACCTAAAGGACCTCACTGACATCGCGGCTAAGGCGGGATCGTGGTCAAGTGAACAGCAAGTTACCGTGAACTGCCAGGCCTTCGCAGGGGCCGCAGTCTCAATAAGCAATGGCAGCGAGCAGGACAATATGCAGATCATTGATAATGAATGAGTTACGCGAGGGCCGTACTTTGAATTAGCGATGTTGGTGGTATATATGCACTTGCTATGAGTTAACGTGCCTGAGTTAACGTGCCTCGTGGTGATCTGACCCCCACCACGCCCCCATCCCCCCGGCCCCCGGTCAGCGAACGCCCGGTACGTACTACCCCCACAAAAATTTTTCTTCCAAAAAGTTGAATTTGAGATTTTACACCCACCGTGTTAACGTGTGAGTCGTATGGCTAACTTCATCGACCTCACCGGGAAAAAGTTTGGCAGGTGGACCGTGTTGGCACGGTTTCCGACCATCAAGGGCTCCACGCGTTGGAGGTGCCGTTGCGTTTGTGGCAAAGAAAAACAGGGTGTCCTCTACACGTCCCTTGTGCGCGGACACAGCCAGTCGTGCGGGTGTCTGCGCAAGGAGATGATGACGAAACCTGATTTGACGGTCCACAGTCAGAGAAACCCGATGTACCGCATCTGGATGGCCATGCGGACGAGGTGTGACAACCCTGGACACGCGTCGTGGAAGGGCTACGGCGCACGTGGCATCAAAATCTGCCCCCGTTGGAAAAAATTCGACCTTTTCCTCAAGGACATGGGACCGAGGCCGACACCAGACCACCAGCTTGAGCGCAAGGACAACGATGGAGACTACTCGCCTGAGAACTGCTGCTGGCACAGCCGCGTTGGTCAGGCCAACAACCGTCGCAGCAACCTCAAGGTCATCTGGAAAGGCAAGGAGATGACGATGACCATGGTGGCACGCCAGGAGGATGTGGATTACCCGATTCTGTGCCATCGTGTGGTGCGTAAAGGGCTCCCGCTTGAGGAGGTGGTTGAGGCGATGAGGCAAAACCCGGATGAGAGGTTTGTCGAAAGGGCTGTGGCGTTTGGCGGCGCAGGAAGGGGCACACGCAAAACAAGCCACAAACGAAAGCGCCGGACCACAGTTGAAAAAACCTGGGTCTAGTGTAAATATGGTTGACACCTGACGGCTGGTGTGCGAAGCTCATGTCATGAAACGCACCCCGCAGACCAGACGGTTCTTCCCCCTGCGCAGGAGGCACGTCCCCGCTGCATCACTTGGACCAGCGGACCAACTACGCGGACGACGCACGCAGGTTGTTTGGTGTCGGGCCAGGAACCAGATGGGGGCACATCCAGGCGTCTGACCTGTTGAGCCACGCCCGGAGACAGCCTGACTGCCGGGTGGTCATGCACCCGGACGGCACCGCCACGATCACAATCACCCGCACACCCAGAATCTCAGCCAAGCAGAAAATATGAGCACACCAATCAACGACGGCGGACCGGCGTTTCCGTATTTTAACCCCGACACGGAAGTAGCTTATTCCGGCATGTCCCTTCGCGACTGGTTCGCGGGGCAGGCAAATGAGCAAGACATCAAGCACCACCAGCAATTCGTCCAGTATGAACGGGCTTACGGAGAGAATCCAAAACCTGCGGAACCTAAATTCACCCGAGAGCAAGCTCGCTACCGCTATGCCGACACCATGCTTGCCGAGCGAAACACCAACACCGCCAACCAATGAGCACACTCACATCTGAAATCAACCAGTTCCAGGACGAAGTCCGCGAGGGCTACGTGCCGGAGAAAAAGACAGCGCCGGACTACGGGGAGCCGTGGAAACCAGCGTATTCATTCTACATCTCAGACCGTGATGATGACGTTGCTGTCGATGACTCAACGGTCAGGGGATTTCACGAATGGAAACAACGTGACCGCGCCATCGAATGCGTCAACGCCTGCGCGGGAATGACTGATCCGTCTGCCGAGATTCAGGCGATGCGGGAGGCGATCAAAGAAATCTACGCCGAAGCCGACGCCTACGCGGACGGCGCTTCAGATGCCTCCGCACATGATAAGTTCTGCAACGAGATTGCCGCCAAACTGAAGCCCTTCATCAAGCCATGAGCACAACACCACGACCAACACCGGAGACCGATGCAGCAACCTTTGATATTCCACACCACGGGGCAGACGGCACCGGATCGCGGGTTGCTGTTGTTCATTATCAAGTCGCCCGTCGCCTCGAACGCGAGCGCGACGAGGCGAGAGAATACGCCGAACGCTGCAAGCAAGGCTGCATCAAGCTGTCTTATGCCATCGACCGCATCGACTACGCGTGCGGAGAACCAAATGAGATGGAAGTCTCAGACTATGCCATACATCAAAACGAGGATCGCGTCGTTCAGCGTGTGAAGGAAAAGCTCGAAGCTCTCCACCATCTCACCTGGACTCCCATCTCCGAGCGCAAGCCGACTATCGAAGACGCCAACGAGTTTGAAGATGTCGAATGGAGCGATGGGAAAGACATCTGGCAGAGCTCATACTATCTGCCAAACAGCAACCAGCACTACGCAACCCATTGGAGAAGGATCACATTGCCATGAAACTCACAGACCACGAGAAACGAATCAAGATCGCGGAGGCATGCGGGTGGATGTTTTGCGCGCCAAATCCAAGCTGGCCCACTCCATATTGGACAAATCCAGTCACAAAGGAGCTTTCGGTTTTTGCTCAGCTTCCAGACTACCTCAACGACCTCAACGCGATGCACGAGGCGGAGAAAGGTCTGACAGATGAACAACATCTGACTTTTAGAGTGCGCTTATGGGAAATTTCTGTCGCAGATGCCCCCGACGATCTCTGGGATAGGCGCTATGTTTCGCCCACCGCCGCAGAACGCTTTGAAGCCTTCGGCAGAACCCTCAATCTTTGGACAGAATAACAACACCATGAACACAGAACAAACCGCACAACAGCTCCGCCTCGCCGCCACGATCCTCGAAACCGGGCACCCGTGGGAGTATCAACCAGACCACTACAACTGGAAACTCAGCCAAGGGCACTGCCCACTGTTCGCTATTGAGCAAAGATTTCCTATCCGCCTCGCCCTCGCAGTTCCACCAGACGGTCGCGATCTTCGCAACCCGGACGATCTCACCGCCGATCAGGTGGGTGTTGGGTGGAGGCTGACATTGGCGGGTGAGGAGCCGCACGATGAGGCTGAGAGATGGAGCCTTATGCCTGCTCATGGAAAAAACGTGAGTCTGCCGTTGGTTTGCCTTACAACCATCAAGACACCTATCGCGTCCCGCTCTCCGCCCCATGGCCTGAGTCTCCAAAGCCAGACCCATACGCTGAGCTGAAGGCGGCGCAGGCGGAGGGGAAGATGATACAAGTCCGCCCCAAAAACCGCACCGAAGACTGGCATGAGGAGTGGCAAGATTGCGTCCCAGAATGGCTCGACGGCTACGAATACCGCATCAAGCCCGAACCCACCTTCCAGCTCCCTCCAGCGCCTCCAGGCATGCGCTGGCACCGCGAGGACGGATGGCAAGAGGGCGATCTGCCGCAGGGGTGGAGGCCATTGGTGGATGGTGAAAGAGGTCCTCCGACAGGCGAGATAAAGAGGCGCGGCAAATGGGAAACGCTGGATGCACCAAACGATATTCCTGGATTGCCTGCGAGAATTAGAACCTGTCATTGCCGCACCCGTCGCCCCCTGGCCTTCGAGCACGCTGGCAAGACTTGGACATGGCACCGCCCGGGCGATCCGATGCCGTGTGATGGGGATGCGCGGATTCACTATTTGACGAAAGAAGTAGAACACTCTGGAGTTTACAGCGTTGCCTTTGCGCAAAGAGCCGATTCCCGCAACTGGGACTCCACTTCTTCTATCATCGGCTGGCGCTACGCAGACGAAAAGAAAACCGTCCCGCTCGGACCTGAGGACGTGCCTCCGGGGAGTGTGTTTCGCTATTCAGACTCAGACGACAAAGCAGCGTGGCAAGAGCCTCACGAGATAGACTATGAAGGCGCGGCGTTTCACAACGGAGGCGGCAGCGTTATGTGGAAAAAATGGGACTACTTAGCCAAGGATTTTCAAATCAACCGCTCCATCCCGCTCACCGGCAAATGGGACGCCAGCGCCTGGGAACCTTGCAGCAAACAAATCTGATCAACGCCATGGACACATCAATAGTCAAACCAGGAACCCGTTGGTCCATCCAGTTCACTTCGGAGCGTTGCATCGAAGTTCACATTGACACCGTCTTCGAGGACCGCGTGCGGTGGCGCTACAAGCGCAGTTATCACAACGAGATGTTGCAGGATTTTTGTTCCGACTTCCGGTGCGCCGTTCTCCTTCCTCCAAAACCGAAGCCGTGGTGGCGTAGAGTTCGGGACCTCTGGTTAGGACAAGGCTGGTGGGCGTGACAAGGCCCGTTTCTACCATCTTACAATCAGCTTGAACTTTGACGACGCCAAAGCACCATCTGGGTCCAAATGGACATCTGGATCACGCTACGCGACGGCCGCACGGCACCCATGACGGGTGTCACCGGAGTCACCTCCGTTGACACAGTCGGCACGGCCACGGAGTTCACGGGGGCGTCGATCACCAGTGGCAGCCCCAACGTCACGGTTGCCAGCACCGCAGGCATCCGACCGGGCTCCAACGTCTATGGATCGGGCATCCCCACGGGAGCCACGGTCCTGTCGATCACCAGCGCCACGGTGTTCGTTCTTTCGGCCAACGCGACGGACACCATCGGCTCGCAGACGATCACGGTCACGACAGTGACTGACGCCGACCTCAAGCTGTTGACGGTCAACTCGGGGTGGTATCGGGACATCTTCACACCGGACGGCATCCGGCTGGGGGCGCTCACGTCCGCCACGCTGGACACCATGACCGCCGCCCTCGTCTCGGACGTGTCCATCACGTCGCTGGAGCCGCCTACCGTGGAAGGCACGATCTCCACCTCCAACTCGGACGAGATCGGTCATGCCGCGCTGCGTCAGGCCACGTGGCTGGAGTCACTGTGGTGTTTCAGTTGCACTGTGGAAAGCGACACTCTTTCCTGCTACTACCGCAAGATCGACGTGATCGGCTGGTGCAACGTGGCACCGTCCCTCTGACCAACGTGACCCATGGGAACGCCGATTGATTTCTACACGGTCAGCACGCCTAACCCGGCTGAGATCGCGTTCTACATCACGGTGGACGCCAACCAGCTCAACCCGGGCAACGTGCCTGCGGTGGGAACTCCTTACAAACGGATCAACAACTCGTTCGTCAACCCGAGGGTCAATGAGTGCGGTTTCGGTGACTACGTGTACACCTACATGGCCCCCTCAGGCGACTCGTTGCAGTTGTTCTTCGGCAAGCCCAAGACCCAGGTCGAGAAGAACACGCCGTTTCGCACGGTGTACTCGACCAGGTATTACCCGTGGCCCCCGGTGCTGGAGGACCTGCGCATCCTCAAGACGACGGCCTTCCCGCAGTCGGTCTGGAACGGCACTGCCACGGTCACAGCGCCGCGCTACTTCCCGCGCTACCGCTACCGCCCGACGCCGAGCATCAACTCGGTCATCAAGATCGAGCAGTTCCTTGCGCCCACGCCCTACGACGGCCAGGCGTTGATCCACCCGCAGCCGACGCCCACGGAGGTCAGCGGCTACTATCTCGGCATGTCGGTCAGCTTCCCCAAGTGCCTGCACCCCAAGATCGTGCTCGATGAGAACATCCCGGGCGCGGTCGTGGTGGAGGGCCAGGGCACCGTGGACGTGCCGCGCACCAACAGCTCCACCAAGCAGGTGTTCCCGGCGACCAACTTCCTCGACTGGGCTCCTTTCATCCTGGAGGATCAGGTGCAGCCGGTCAGCGGCTTGTTCCTGCGCGAACGTGTCACCATCTACCCGCCGTTCCGGCCGCAGCCGATTGAGAGATGAAACCCGCTCGCCACGGCTCCTCGCTTCGCTCGATGAAACCCGCTCGCCACGGCTCCTCGCTTCGCTCGATGAAACCCGCTCGCTTCGCTCGATGATCACAACTCAAAACGGCTCATACGAAGGCGACACCCCGTTTTTCAACCGCCCGTGGTTGTGGGGCCAGGATGGCATCCAGACCTACCGTGACCCCAACACCGGGAGCACCATGCTGAACGTCCCCACCGACCCCGTGGTCAGGTTCGACAATTTTACCTACATCGGATAATTTGACAATGGAACGTCAAGGTGTTAGGGTTGGTCAATGCTAGCAGTCACCATCGTCACCCCGGCCTACCGTCACCTTGAGAAGGAGGCGGTCAGGCGGTTCAAGAAACACACCGGACTGCCGGTCAAGGTCCTCCGGTGCAAGGACCAGGACGGGTTCATGACCAAGCTGGAGCTGGACCGCCACTGCCCCCAGGCCCGTGTGGTCTTCTTCGACGTGGACTTGTGGTTGCTGCGTGACATGAACCCGGAACGCTGGGATTCCTTTGGCTGGTCAGCCGTGCATGACAGCGCGGTCTTCAACCCGCATGCCTTTCCGCATACCGATTGTGGTTCGCACGGGATGAACCCTCTGCGCTACTTCAACAGCGGCCTGATGGCGTTCAATCTCGGTCTCCCCCATCACCGCAAGGTGTTTCAGGAGGCACGCAAGATGCGCAAGCAGGTGCTTGCCGGGCGCATGCCGGTGCCCAAGGATGTCACCGACCAGTTCTACCTCAACATGGCGGTGCAGCGCCTGAACGTGTCACAGGTGATGCTCCCCACCAAGTTCAACTTCTACAAGAAGGCGTCCGACTGGGGGCAGCTTGCCTTCATCCCGCGATGCATCATCGGGTTGCACGCGGCGGGGGAACCCGTCCGCAGCAAGCACCACGCCCTCAAGGTCCAGTCCGAGGTGTTCGGGAACGACACGTGCCCCGTGTGGCGGGACGCGGCGATCCACAACCAGAATGCTATTTTTGATCTGCGATGAAAGCCCTCATCATCCACACCCCGGACATCGTCGAGATGGCGCGTGAGTGCGCCACCCGCGTGGCTCATTTCACCAACCTCAGGCCGGAATTGGTCGAGGCGGACAGTCGTTTCACGGCCCACCGGCTCAAGCTGGAGGCGTTCCAGTGGCAAAGCGAGCCTGTGTGGCTGGTTGATGCCGACCTGTGGTTCATCGCGCCCTGCGTGCTGCCGGTGCTTTCAGGTCCTGTGATCTACGGCAACCCTGACAACTCCATCCTCAATCGGGAACGCTACGCATTCACCAAGGTCGAGATCAGTCACGCGTTCAACACGTCCTTGATCGGACTGGACCCGACGTGTCGCGAGGTGCGTGAGGCGCTGGAGGACGCGTCAGCCATGCAAGCTGAGCGGTACGGCCCTGAACCCGTCGAGGACGAGAAGTTCTTCAACATTGCCGTCTCGCGTCCAGGTCTCACCCTGTGCCGCCTGAGCACGCGTTTCAACTGGTGCGGCATCGATCCACCGGCCAGCACGGTCGCCGTGCATGCGGCGTCCCGCCGCGACAAGATGGCGTGGCTGCGGGAGGTGGTGGACGATCAAGCTCTGCCAGCAAGCCCTGGCGGAGCGCAACAACGAAGCGAAGGAGATTCAAGCCATGAGTGACATTGATACGACAACAAGCGGGGCGCAGCTTGGCGGCAGCGTTTTTGTTCGCCTTGGTCCCGGCTGTGGACTCAGTTACGCCGATCAAGCTAAATCCCTCGGTCTAAGAGTTGGGGACACTATCGTCGGGAAAGAGCATTACGGCGGCGGATCGTGGAGTGAGGCTGAGCTAACATTGCTGTGGATGGGATCGCAAATCTGCGTCTGGCGGCATCGCTGGCGCAACTCGCGCTTTCCTAACATCTGGAATGGTGGAGGCGAGGCCGCGAACTGGAGCCTGACCGACCGCGACTGGCATAAGGCGAACGCACAAGGTCTGGCGCAGATGCCAGCGCCGAAAGACTCCGAATCCATAACCGACTAACCCGCTGGCATCTGTTGCCAGCACCGACTTTGTTCGCCATGTTGAATGACTCGCTATACAGCTCCGAAAAAATGGATTGGGAAACGCCCGATCACCTCTTCCTTGGCCTTGATGCCGAGTTCGCGTTCACGCTCGACGTGGCCGCGAGCAAAGAAAACGCCAAGTGCCGCCGATACTTCACGGCGGAGGATGACGGACTGAGCCAACCGTGGGAGGGAACCTGCTGGATGAATCCACCATACGGGCGGGAAGTGGGCGATTGGATGCGCAAAGCCGTAGAGGAGTCCAAGCGCGGCGTTCTCACCGTGGCCTTGGTGCCAGCACGAACGGATACGCGCTGGTGGCATGAGACGGCGATGAAGCATGAAATCCGATTCCTCGCACGCCGCCTGTCCTTCAAGGGATCTGGCAACAAGGCTCCTTTCCCGTGTGCCGTCGTGGTGATTCGCCCGCCGCACGCCGCAATCCTTTCTCTGGCGAACACGGATTATCCCGACCAAAATTCCAGGTAGCACCCCCCCCAAACCGGAACAACCTATGAATGACCAACCCATCTGGACCAACGACTGGGCCACTTACCACTACACCAACTGGAAAAAGTTCCTTGGCAAGTTCCGGGATGTCCCGGCAATCGGCCTGGAGATCGGGTCATGCGAGGGCAGGTCATCCTGCTTCTTTGTCCAGAACATTCTCACGCACGCGGAGTCCAGGCTGATCTGCGTTGATCCGTGGGTGATGCCGGGGACTGAGGAGAGGTTCCAGCACAACATCGACGTGCTTGGGTGTCGCCCCAAGATGGAGGTCCACAAGACGTTCAGCGACAGGTTCGACCTGAGCAACCACGCCAAGGTCGATTTTGTTTATGTTGATGGCTGCCACACGGCCCCGGCCACCCTCAAGGATGGAGTCCGTGCATGGATCGCGCTCAAGACGGGAGGGATCATGATCTTCGATGACGTGATGTGGCGGATCAACGAGCTTCCCCGGGTGGCATGCCCCAAGCTGGCGATTGACGCGTTTCTCACCGTGTTTGAGAAGGAAATGAGGGTTTTGCACGTCGGCAGTCAGGCAATCGTTGAAAAGATTTCGCCTTGACGCTGCCCCACTTTTCTATTGTCAACCTGATTCCCGGGGAGGATTATCGCGGTCATGGCTATCACCTCTGTTAGCGCGGGGCTAAACCCAAACAGATTAACGCGTGGCAACGGCGAGCACCCGGGTGTCGCGTTGATGCGTGCAAGCGGGGGAAACTACGGAGGCTTCTCGTTTCCAAGGACCACCTCGAACAAGCGCATTCAAGGATACTCGCAAAAGCAGGGACCTCCTCCTCGCGGTTTTGGTGGCCTGAACGAGTATTACATGAAGCAGCAGTTCAAAGACGCCTCCCCGCAGGCGATTGACGCCGCAGCACAAGAAGCCCGCAAAGCCGGGGTTTTGGTCAATCAGCAGGGCCAGCGAACGGCTGACACATGGTCCAACCGAGGCATGACCTCGTCCCGGGCGGCGGCAGCCAACCCATATCAGAAGACCGTGACACCGACTTCAGGCCCCACGGATGCTCAGCGCCGATGGTTCAATGTGGCCTCCAGCCAAGGCTCCCCGGCATCAGAGGTTCCTTCGGGCGCTGCCGCAGGTTCCTTGGGGTCGGCAATGGGCGGCAGCGGTCTCTCGCTTCCGTCCCGGGCGTCTGCCGCCAACCCGTACACCCGGGCAGGCAACATCGCCAACGCCAAAGCGGCGGGTGAGTTCGGTGACGTTCGTGCGGCCTACAACCGTGACAACGCCGCCCAAGGCTATAACATGGATGAGGCAGGCAACATCTCCGAGGACATGGCGCAGAAGCAGGCGTTCGCCCGCAGTCAGCTTGCTCCTATCGCCGAGGACATCGCGGCACGGCGTGACTTCGCCCGTGGTGAGGCTCCGGTACGTTTCAGCGGCCCGGACATGAGCGATCCCAACGCCGACGAGATGTCACCAGGGTTGCGCCGGGCGGAGAAGATCAATCCGTACGGCACAGCCACGGCGACCTATGGTGCCCCGTCATCCGTGGCAACTACCCGTGATGCCATGGGCCGCACGGTCCCGTTGGCCGAGTTCCTGCGCACGCAGCGGGCGATTCAGGACACCAAGTTCAACGCGGGTGAAGACCAGCCTCTTGGGCAGGCCAACGCCGAGCAGTTCCGCAAGATTGCCCGTGGCGGCAGCATCAACACCAGCCGTCGCACATGAACACCAGACTGACGGTAGCCGACGTGCGGGCGCAACTCTGGCAACTGGCCGACCCCAACGACCAGAACAGCGTCACGTTCCTCAACATGCTCAACGAGGTGTGCGAGAAACTCACCCTGAGCGGCAAGTGGAAAGGGTCCGTCATCTACGTCACGTTTGACTCATCAACCGGCTATATCAGCCTGCCTCCCGAGGCGTACTCGGTGCTCTCCATGAGCTACAACCGGGTCCCCGCGATGACCTTCACGCAGTTTCACGGATTCCAGGAAAACGGTCCCGGAAACTTGGAGGAGACACTCAACTGGCCCGGCATCCTGATCGAGCAAGGAGACGGGTTTGTGACGCAGGAAGACATCCCCGCCAACACCACGGCCAACCTGCGGGTGACGCTCTCCAATGCAGCCGACGCAGGTAAGACTTTCCGGTTCTACGGCCTCAATGGTGACGGCAACCCGATCTACGATCTGACCACGGGCGTCGAAGGCATCGACCTGACCAGCGCCTACCCGTCTGCCGACACGCCGGTCACCACCAGCCAGCTTTTTACGGCTGTCACAGGCATCCAGGCTCCGGCTGACCTCAAAGGCTCATGGACTCTGTCCTATCTGGTGAGCGGCACCGCGACGGTGATCGGGCAATACATGCCATGGGAGACGCGCCCGATGTACGCCCGGTATCAGACCGGCACGGCGGAGAAGACCATCCGCATCCTCTGCCAGCGTCGGTTCCGGCTGCTGCGTAACGAGACCGACTGGGTGATACCCGGCAACCTGGGGGCGCTGCGGGAAGGCTTCTGGCACCTGAAATATCTCAACGCCTCCGACGACGAGAAGGCCAACGCCAAGTTCGAGCGGGCGCTCTACTGGCTCAACAATGAAGCCCGGTCAGCCCGTGGCGGGGCGACGGCCTCGACCAACTTCCAGAACTGGGGTGTGTCGTCCTACTATGGCTGTGACGCCATGCCCAACTACTGACCACCATGCCGCCCCCTTCAGTCACCCCAGCGATGCGTGAGTTCGGTTTTGGAGCCAAGCGCGTGCTCCAGCCTTACCAGAACCCGGAGGCCAAGGACTTCTTCCGTGCTTTCCGCCCCTCGCAGGAAGAACTGGACAACCCGTTCCTGTCGTCCCCCTATGCCCGGCAGCAAGACGCCCTGGTGGCGCAGGAGGACGTGGTCAACCAGCAGCTTGCGGCCGAGCAGGCGCAGATGATGGCGGACCAGCGCAAGGCCAGCCGTCTGGAGCAAGTCTATGAGGCTGAAGACCTCGCCAACGAGGCGCTGGCCTCCGGTGTGCCGCCCGACGAGGTGATCCAGCGGTTTCCCCGGCTGGCGCAGTCTCCGAGTTTCAGCAATTACATGCAGCAGGCACGCGAGGTGCGCCCGGCGCAGAAGACGCTGGCTCCGCATTTTCGTCAAAGCCTCAAGAGCCCGACGGCACGAACCTACTTTGACCGTCATTTTCAAACCACAGGAGACGCCACGCAGGCTTACGATTTGGCGCAGGCGGACGAAGAGCAGGACGACATCCGGCTCGAACTCGTAAAGAACGGAGTCCCCGTTGAGATAGCTGAGGCCAAAGTCTGGACCCCATTGGCGGCACAAGCGGCCATTCAGCAGTTCAGCCGAAAAACGGAGGACGACCCGAACGAACTGGCCTACAAGAAGACGGTGGACAAGTATTTCGCCGATCTGGCGAACTCTGCTGCCATGGCTATTGATGGAGAAGAAAAGAGCACGGAGCAGATCAAGGCGGACCTTGACCGCATCCGCAGTATTTTCTATCCGCAGGCCGCGCCAGCGCCGGTCTCAACGGTCAAGCCACCCACTGCCACTAAAGCCACGTCCAAGGTCAAATCCCTGGCGGAACGCTACGGCATCCTCAAACCTAAACAGCCATGAGCCCTTGGGAAGACATCGAGGCTGATCCCGAGTTTGGCACGCTGACTCCTCAGGAGAAGGTGTCCCTGTTCGACGATTGGCACAAGAACACCGTCAACAGCTTTGCTGAGATCGACCCGGAAGAAGTGGACCTTCAAGGTCTCAAAGGATTCATGGCGTCAGGTCAGGTTAAGCGCCGGGAGCTTCTTGGGGAACCTGTGGACCCGGACCAGATCACCCAGCAGTACCTGACGGGGTTGACGGAGCGCAACAAATCCCAGAAGCAGATGCTGGCGGATTACGACGCTTTGGAGAAGGCCCGGTTTAACTTGCAAGACGCAACTCTCCAGAAAGGGGTTACCTCCGCAGGAGATCGGGGCATGATCATCAGCCCCAAAGTTCAAGAGATTCTCGGTAAACCAAAGCAACAAGCGGAAAAGGAGTTTGAAATCGCTCGCAGCAAGTTCACCCCCGAACTGGAGCAGCAGGCCCGGGAGGCACGTGAGGCCATGCGTGGAGAACGCCCGGTGGCAGTTCTCGGCAGCGACATCTACACCGACCCGTCGCTGACACTGGACAAAGAGGAGTACCGCAGAGCGGTAAACGGAACCTCAGCTTCGCCAGAAGCCAAGATGCTCGCGTTGGCGGATTTCTCTTCTCGCCGGGACGAGTTCGCGAAAAACGCTCTTCGTGCGTTTCGAGTTGCGGGTGAGGCACCGATTCCAGGCATGGAGTCTTTCGCGTCGTGGGAGGCGAAGCAACCTGAAGAGACACGTGTCAAATCTCCAGAAAGCAAAGCCCTCGAATACCTCCGTCAGATGCGTGGACGAGAAGGTTACCGTAAACTGATCAGCGCCATTGGCACCGGGGCTGTTCAAGGTGGGGCGGACGTGGCATCTCAGGCCGTTGGCACGGCTGCCATGATCACCGGAGACCGAGGGCTTGCTCAAAAAGCGGGGGAAGTTCAAAAAGGCGCGGAAGCGTTGTCTGAAGTCCAAAAGCTCGAAGGAGACATGTCTGCCACAGGTGCCACCACGGCTGGCGGCGTGGCACGTCTCGGAGTTGGCATGGCTCCCGCAATCGGAGCAGGCCTTCTCACCGGAGGCAGTCTTCCGGCTGCCGCGTTGGCGGCTGGAGCACAGACCGCAGGCGCTCAATTCCCATCGACGTACAACGCGATGCTGGAACAGGGGAAAAGTGAAGAGGAGGCACTACGTGCCTCTCGCGGAGCCGCCCTCATGTCCGGGGCCGTGACTTCAGCATTGACCGCACTTGGGGGAACGTCTGGCGTGGAAGCGTTGATCCGCCGCAGCGGTGAAGGGTTTGCCCGTGGGCGCGTTGCCTCCATCCTGCTTGGGTCAATCAAAGAAATACCCGAAGAATTGGCTGATGAGGCTGCCAGTCAGGTTATTGAGTCGAGCCTGACCAACCCGGACAAGCCGGTGTCCCAAGTGGTCGATGAGTTTCTTGGGCAGGCCCCCGACCTTGCCTTGCAAGTCGGACTCCTTGGAGGAGCTGGTGAAGCCTTCTCTTCTGGAGGAAAGACACCGCCCACATCCCAGCCCACGGAAGAAACCGAAGAGCCGGTGGTTCTTGGGCGCACGGTGCAGCAGGTGCTCGACGAAGCCGACGCCGTCAGCGCCCGGGCAGTCGTGCAAGCTGAGGAGGCAGGGTCGCCTTTGCTGGCGCAGGCCATCGCAGAACAGACGGCTGCCACGGTTCCCGAGGCTCAAGCGGAAACCGCAGAGCCAAGCGGACAGACGGAACCAGAGGTAGCCGCCGAAATCCTTCCCGAAAAATCTCCCGCAGTCAACGCCGTTACCACAGAAGAACAAGAAACCCTCCCCCTGTTGCCACAGGAGGAGGGTCAGGCCGGTGAGTCGCGAACTCCGGCAGAAGGGTCGATTCCTGCCGTTACCGCAGAGAAAATGCCTGATACTTCAGAAGTGTCAAGTGTTGCCCCTTCTGCCGGAGTTGAGCGTAATCGGGCGTTGATCGCTCAAGCCGCAACCACAAACGCCGGACGTGCCCAGGTGTCAGCCAACGAGTACATCCAGAAAGCGGCAGCAGCACCGCAGCCGAACCTTCCTCCAATCACCACGCAAGGTGGAGAGGTGGAAGTCCAAGCCGCGCCTGAGCGTACGGTCGAACAGAATCCGATTGCCGCGATGGCCGCACAAGCCGCCGCCAAAGCCCGAGGAGAGGTCAAGGAAGTCAGCGCCCCTCTGGCACGGATGTTACAGCCTTCTCCGCCGTCGCCGTCAGCTCCGTCTGGCTTGGGCGCAGGTGCCGCTACAACTCCGCAAGGAGCCATTGAAAGTCCCACAGCACCAGCGACGGCGGAGGACATCGCCGACCGCATCAACGCGTCGTCCTTGTCTCCTGCGACGACCTATCCATCTCTGGTGCAGGACATCAAGAGTCTCACGGAAGGCAGGCCAGCACGGTTGCAGGAAGTCGCCGACGCCCTGTTCGAGCAACCCATGCAGCGCCCGACTGCCGAGAAAATCGCACGCCGCCTGCTCGACGAAAATGCCGCCGAACGCGAGGTCACGGCTTCGCGTGATCGCCGGGTCGCCCGTGAGATGATCGGCGAGGAAGAGAACCAGCGTGGCGGCGAAGCGCCGGTCAGCGATGACAAGGCCCCCTTGGAAAAGGGCGAGTTCGTCGCGTGGCAGGACGAGAACGGCGCGATGCAGGAAGGCGTTCTCACCAAGATCAGCGCCGGTCGAAACAACCTTGGCGAACCGATGTCGGAGGTTACCTTGGAAACCAGCGAGGTCGTGCAGGTGCCACGGCGAGAACTGAGGCCTATGGCGTCCATGAGGCCGGATGCGCGTGATGCCGAATACCTCGCCGCCGTTGAAGCTGGCGACATGGCGAAGGCGCAGCGGATGGTGGATGAGGCGGCGAAGGCGGCGGGGTATAACGTGGGGCCGGTGTATCATCACGGTGGGTTCGACATCCAGGAAAACGCCGTCCCAGACACATCTCGTGGCTTTCACATGGGCACCCGGCAAGCCGCTGAAGAGAGGGCTTTTGGCAAACCTGTCGATGATTTTATAGCGGAGGCCGAAGTAACGTACGATGAAGGCCTTGGTGCCTGGTTTTGGTCATCACAAGGAGTGGACAGTTACGACGTGGTCGATGAGGACGGGTTCAGTAGCGAAGAGAGGGCTCGCCGCAGCTTAGAAGAATATGCCTCCCAAGAGGATTTCAGTGGTTCTGACATCGAAGACCTTGGTAAACTGACCGCTGCGTATTTGAGGGTGTCTAACCCGTTGGTAGTGGCTGACCAAAAAGCGGACTGGGACGGCGTGATTAAGCGAGCGGTGTCTGGCGGCTATGACACCGTGCAGTATCGCAATGACTTCGAGGATAAAGGGTCAACTTCATACATAGCCCTGCAAGAAGGGCAGATCAAATCCGCCGATCCAGTCACCTACGACGACGCGGGGAACGTGATCCCGCTCTCACAGCGTTTCCAGACGACCTCGCCGGACATCCGTTTCAGCAAGAAACCGACGAACCCAGTTCGCGACGCCCGTGCCGCAGCGATCAAGTCACTGCGCGGTCACCTCGGAGAAGAAGTCTCGGTCGGTGTGTCCGCCGTGGACGGCATCAACGCGATGACCAGCCTTCAAGGTGCCGTGCCTGGAGTGCAGAAGGCATGGATCGGCACGCGTGAGGATTTTCTTGCGGATGAATCCCTCGGCCGTGCCTTCCCCGGCATCCGCCGCGAACTGGAGAGCCCGCGAGGAGATCAACTGGAAGGTCTGTTCGACGGCGGCCGGGCGTTCGTGTTCATCAACAACGTCGGCGTTTACGAAGGCGATGTCCGTGTCGCCAAGGAACAGTCCGAACTGACTGGAGAAGAGGTTACTCCGCAACAGGCAGCGGTGCAGCGCGTCATCACTCATGAAGGGCTGGTGCATCGCGGGTTCTATGCTCTCGACAAGGACACCCGGCGTGCGCTGTTCCAGTGGGGCGCTCAGAACATCTACGAAGCCGAGATGGACGCGATGGCCGAGGAATACGGCTACGCTGACGACTGGCGCACCAACGAACGGTCCCGCGAGTGGATCATGGAGGAGATTCTGGCGAAGAAGATCGAGCGCCTCAAGGCCCCGCCGAAGTCAGGCCCGCTCAAGGCCCTGTGGGACATCCTTGTCTCGTTGTGGCGAAAGCTCACGGGCAGCGTGCAGGAGGTCACCCTCAAGGACATCCAGGATGTCGCCAAGGTGCTGCGCACCGCGTTGGAGCTGTCCGAGAACAACGTCGAGACGCGCAACGGGATGCCGATCCGGGTGGAGGTAGCCAAAGGTTCCCTCCGCCCCCGTTTCACCAGCCCGCTTGACGCCACGCTCTCGGACACTGCGAAGGCCCTGCGCCTCATGCGCGACGGCCCACCCGCAACCCCTGTGGACCTGCAACAAGCCTACGCCACGGCCGTGCGTGGCAAGTCCTCGGCCATGGTGTCGCTCGACGACCTGTTCGCCGCCGCCAAGGCATCCGCTCCGTCCCTGACCGAGGCTGAATTCGGACAGCAGGTGCAGAACCTCTACAACGACAACGGAGCCTACGTGGAGTCCGCCGAGTCGCCTGCTGTGATGAAGCAGTCCGCCGACCGCTACAACGTCCGCTCGTCTCAAGGGATTCCGGCGAGTTACGTGATGATCCTGGAGACCGGACGCCCGATGGCGTCCATGAGGCCGGAGACACCCTTCTACTCGAAACTGTCCCGCGTCGTATCGGATAAGATGCCGAATCGCGCCGATGTCGCGACCATCAAGGGCATCATCACGAACCCGCAGACAGGCATCAAGGCAGAGGAACTGAAGTGGAGCGGGATCGTGCCGTGGCTTGATGCTCAAGAGGGCATGGTCACGAAACAGGCCGTGCTCGACTACCTCGCCAGCGACGGCGCGGTGAGGCTGGAGGAGGTGCGGATGGGTGGACAAGATCGAACCATCAAACCGGGCGCTGTTTTTGGTGATTACCGCGTGATTGATGATGCTGGCGACTTGGCTCTTGAAAGAGTGGACGATGGTTCTTTTGTTCGTTCTGGCACCGCTGAACAACTAGCGGATTACTTGGAAATAGGCACTGGCGAAAGTGGAGCAGGAACCAAATACGCCCAATACCAACTACCCGGCAGCGAGAACTATCGCGAGGTGGTGCTGGCGATGCCGGTTGAAAGACGTTCGATGACAGAAGCAGCGGCTGTTTATTACAACACTTTTGTTCGTCGTGGGGGCGAGCCTCAATGGGCTGAATTGCCAGAAAGTCGGCGCTTGCAGATCATCACGGAAACGCCCGCAGAAGCATTCAACGAACCACCTGAATACACCTCCAGCCACTTCCCCGACGTGCCGAACTACGTCGCGCACATGCGGCTGAACGACCGCACGGACGCCGAGGGGCAGCCGGGGACGTTCATCGAGGAAATCCAGTCCGATCGCCATCAGCAGGGACGGGAGAAGGGGTATCAGGGACAACGTGACCGCTCTCTAAGCGTGAAATGGGATGCCAATCTTCAAACCTGGAAAGTTCTCAACGAAGAGGGTCGAATGGTTGGGGGATTCCAAACCGAAGAAGCGGCAAAAGCCGCCGCTAATAAGTTTGCGTCAGGCATCCCCGACGCCCCTTTCCGAACAACCTGGCCGCTGCAAATGTTCAAGCGCGCCCTCGCGGACGCGGTGGCGGCGGGCAAGCAGTGGATCGGCTGGACGACCGGCGAGACGCAGGCGGAGCGGTATGATTTGAGCAGGCAGGTGGACAAGATCGAAGTTTACCCTTTGGAAAAATCACCGGGCATGGTGGCTATCACAGCCTACAAAGATGGCCGCCAAGCCATTCGGCAGGATGTCGCACGTGGTAGCATGGCGGATTTGATCGGCAAAGAAGCTGCTCAAAAAGCCGAGCAACAGATTCAACAGAACAACTTTGCCACCCTCGAAGGAGACGGCCTCAAAGTCGGCGGCGAGGGCATGAAGGGCTTTTACGACACCATCCTGCCGAAGGAAATCGGCAAGTATGTGAAACAGTGGGGAGCTGGCGTGGTGAAGGGGGAAGCAGTGACTCGAAAGGAATCGTTTGAAGAGTCTCCTATTTCTTTTGATGATTCCCCTGTTCTTGTGCGCCAACAAACCACCCCCATCTGGCGCGTGGACATCACGCCGTCGATGCGCGAGTCGATCCAGAAGGAGGGCCAGCCTAAATTCAGCCTCCGTCCTGACGCCGCACGACGCCTCAACCGTGCCGTCTGGGAGGCTCAGGAAGCCTCCGGCCCGATCAAGGATTCCGAGCAGACGCCACTCAAGGACTACCCGGTGCATTCGTTCGCGCAACAGTCCGGTAAGAGCCGCACGGACGTGGCCATTCAGGTCGTGGACGAGCTGCTCAAGTCTGGTGTGCCCGTCAACGGACTTGTCGATGCCATCAACAGCTACGAGCTGCACCGCCAGCTTGGCATCGAGCGCGATCCTGACATGCTCGGCATCTTGCTGGCCGAGGCCATGCTCCGGGGCGACCCCAACGCGTTCAAGGCGCATCAAGATATTCGTTCCCGCATTGGACGTGCTCAAGGGACTGGAGCCATCCTGCACAAGGACCCGAGGTACCAACACCTGTTCTTGCTCGAAGGCATGAAGGACGAGCAAATGCAGCAGGCCCGCGACATCCTCAACGCCAACGCGCCGATGAACGCGGACGAGGTGAGCCGGTTGGACGCGGAGGCGGGGCGGACGGCTGCGGCAGAGGATGCCGGGGCAGTCCAAGATGCCCTGGAAGAAGACCTTCTGGAGATCGGTGAGAAAGGACTTTCTCCCAAAGAGCGCACGCTGTGGGAGAAGGCAAAGTATCTTGTTGCCCGTATCGGTTACCTCCTAAAACTCGGATCAGGAGATGCCAAGCCATCACTACGTTTTGAGTTTCCTGACTCCGAGAAGCAGGCCCTCTCAAAACTCTCGGCGGACGAGAGGCAGAAAGAGTTGCAGAGGACGCGTGCAGAACTTCGCGCCACTTTGGGCGAATTGCTCGGGCAGCGCAAGCCACGTAAAGTGGCTGGCGGTGTCGAGACCATCGAAGGTGACCTTACCACCCGTGCGGTTGCTGACATGGTCCAACGCATGCAGGAACGCCTCAACATCCCGGTGGACACTGCCACGGCGATTGACGCCTTGACGACCACAGGAAACCTCAAAGGTCAGTTTGAAAACTTCATCTCCGACTCGCTGATCTCAAAAGTGAAGTCGGCCATGACGCCGAAGCAGGCCCCGGTCAAAAACCTGAACAGCGTCATCAGGCAGATCACCAGCATCCTTGCGGACAACCTCAACTTGCCAAAGGCGCAGACGGCCAAAGAGTCTTTGGGGGAACGTGCTCTTGACACCTTCGGACGTGTCCGGTCCAATGAACAGATGATCCGGGAAGCGTGGGAACGTTCCCGTGAAGGCATCCGGCAGTATCTTGCCGAACGCGCCGTCGAGGGCAAGGAAGGTCTGACCGAGGAAGAGGCCGCAGAGATTGAAGAGGCGGTTGATGCACAGCTTGACGCCATCGCGTCCTCGGTGCCAGCTCGCATGTGGGCGCGTGGCCAGGCTTACAGCCTGATCCGGGACGCTCTGGAAGGCTCCAAATTTGGCACCAACGAGGACATCTTGCGTGACCCGCAAGCTGCTTTGAAAACAGTCCAGGACCTCCTCAACTCCGAGGTGGGCAAGATCGGCAACGTGGACCCGGCACGCTGGGACAGTGACCAAGCCTACATTGTGGCGGCGTTCAATTCGTTGGTGGCCGATCTCAAGGAGCGCAAGGCCAAAGCGGAGGCACGTCGGGCAGGCAAGACCCGCTCAGGGTTGATGACTGGATCGGATAAAAAGACTCTGACATCGCTTATCGAGCAGGCTCGCAAACGCTCTGGGGACAAGGCTCCGCTCCTGCCTGACAGCGCCACCTGGACGAAGATTTTCAGCGGGTCGCCGCAGTCGCAGGAGGCGAAGGCGAGAGAGATGCTGGACTACATGAAGGCGGACCCGCTGCTCGCGAATCTCACGGCTGCCGAGCAACAGCAGCTTGCGGACATGTTCGCACGTCGCTGGGAGAAGAAGCGCAAAGAACTCCTGGAGGCCAAAGTCGCTTCCATCCTCAAAGCGCGAAACGCCACCCCCAAAGGCAAGAACGCCGCCAAGGACGCGGTGCCGAAGTTCATCCAGGCGATCAACCGTGGTGAGCTGACCAACGATGTCATTGCCGAGGAGATCGCAGAAAAGTTTGGTTTCGAGAAACTCACCGAGGGCGAGAAGAAAACGCTCGAACGGTTGTCCCGGGAACTCCAGGAACCCAACCTTCCGCAGCACGAGAAAACCGCCAAGATCGACGAGATGGCGAAGATCATCGCGAAGAAGACCCGCATGTCGATGGCTGAGATTTTGTCAGCGTGGTGGGTGACCTCCGTGCTCTCCGGGCCGCGCACAGCCTTCACCATCGGGCTTGCCGCCTCCAACGGTGCCTTCGAGGTGCTGGGGCACGCGGTGTCCACGGTGCTCAACGCCAACTGGAACGGTCGTCGTGCGGAGGGTCTCGCCGCCACAGGTCAGGCGCTCACCAACTACTTCAAGTCGTGGCCGCGTGCCATCCAGCTCGCGTGGCAGTACGTCCTGACAGGTGACAAGAAATTGCTCTCCGCAATGGACCCGGCCTACTCGCAGTTCTTTGAGACAGGTCGCAACAACCCGCTGTCGGTGGGATGGAGACTGTCGCAGTCCAAAAACCCCGTGGCTCGTGCCACCGGCCGGTTCATGCATTTCTTCGAGAAATTGCTCTCCGCGCTCGACTTGTTCACGGCGACCACCACGCGTCACGGCATGCTTCCGATCTCCTACTACCTGAACCAGAAGGTGTACGACAAGGCACGTGCCGCGAGTGAGACCGATCTGGCAAACTACCGGAAGAAGGTGATCGACTTGTGGTGGGGAGGCAAAGAGCCGACGACCGGAGCCGAGCAGGCCTTGGTGACACGCCAGTCTATCAACATGATGGAGGAGCAGCTCGCCAAGTACGCCAACGTTCTTGAAGACGCCGGGTTCGCTGCCGCACAGGCTGCCATGACACTGACGCCGGAAGGCCTTGGGGGTCAGTTCTATCAGGCGGTGCGCAGCGTCGCCAACAAGGCGGAAAGGTCAGCAGAGAAGGCGGTTCGTGAAGCTGAAAGGCTGGACGGCAAGGACCACGGCCCCATTGAACGCAACACGCGCAAGGCACTGGCCTATCTGTACCGTTTCCTCGCCTACCAGATGCTCAACGTCGCAGGTCTGCGCTTCGCCCGGTTCGCGGGCAACAAACTCAACCAGTCCCTCGGGTTCATTCCAGGCCTCGGACTGTTGCGCAAGTTCGAGAAAGACTACGCGGGTCCGATGAAGAACCAGGCGATCATGCGCAACCAAGCCATCGGAGCCATGATGGCGATGGTCGGATACAACGTCCTCAAGGCCATCGGCGATGAACCTGACGACGACAAGCGTGGCTGGGGCATCGAAGGCTCATGGAAGAACCTCACGCCAGACCAGATCAAGCAGCTTCAGGCCGCAGGTCGCAAGCAGTACACCATCCACATCGGCGAACAGTCCTACAACTATGCCAACTGGCCGGTGTCCTCGGTGCTCGCCGCCATCGGCACCATGGCTGACCGCATCAAATACTCCCCGGACAAGTGGAAGGAAACCTCGACCCTCGACAAGATCGCAACGGGCGCGTGGGCGGCTTCCACAGCCACCATGGACGCCTCCTCGCTGTCACAACTGGCGGAGGTGTTCGGCAGCAACATTCACACCCGTGACCCGGTCGAGGCCAGCGCAAAATGGGCGTCCCGGGTGTTCGGCAACTACGCTGGCGGCATGATCCCACGCGTCTTCAAGGACGCCGACATGATCCTGGACGGCAAGATGGGCAAGTACGACGGCTGGGAAAACTTCGGGAAGGAGATTCCCGTCTATCGTCGCTACGTCGGTGGTCCGTTGCTCGACATCTTCGGCAAACAGGTCGAAGTGTCACGCACCCCGTGGAGCCGTGAGTTTCAGGTGCAGCCGCCCGAGCGTGAATATCGCCTGCTGGGCCAGCTCAACAGCAACGACTTGTGGCTGACACCCGCCAATCCAGGCGGACGCCGCGTAGGCCGTGGCAAACGGTCCCGCGAGATGACCGACGCCGAGCAGAAGCGTTACGTGACCCTCGTGGGCGACGGCTACCGTAAAGTTGTGTTGAAGTTTGGCGACCGTCTCGCCAAGATGGACCGCGAAGGGGCCAAAGATTTACTCGGCAAGCTGACCGCGCAGGTCCGTGACCGTGCCGAACGACAAGCCGTGACACAACAATGAAACGACCACGCTATGAGAACGTGATGCCTCGCGGGGGCTGGAAATACACGGACCCGCTGACAGGTGTACGCATTGAGGACAATCATCTTGGGGCCGTGCTGGAGCGCGTGCGCCGTGCCTGGGCAGCCAACGAAGTCGAGCCGCCTCCGTCGTGGGAGGAAGAGATCATGGACTCCATGTGCCAGCAGAACCCTGACTTGGACTGTTTCGAGGTGGGCGAGGTCGAGCGCACGATCACCATGGACGACATCTGGCGCTTTGCCAAGACCGCACAGAAATGGCTCGAAGGTGGCGGCAAGTGGGTGGACGCTGAAGAGTCAGACCGTCGTGCGGCCATCTGTGCGCAGTGTCCCATGAACGTCGTGGTTCACGGATGCTGGGGGTGCCGTGGTGCGATCAAATGGCTGGCCGAGAGAGCCGGGATGCCGCCAGCCACTCAAAGTGAGGACAAGCTACAAAGCTGCAAGGTGTGCGGATGCTACAACAAGGTGGCGGTCCACATGCCTCTCGACGCAATGGATGTCACGGGTCTGGAGTTTCCAGAGGGGTGCTGGAAGAAGTAGGAAAGGCCGGAATTGCACCGGCTACTTGGCACCACTCGTAACTGACCTTGCCACAGGTATGTTTACGTTGAGGTTGCGTGTCACTGTCCACGCCGCTTTCCTGTTTTCTTCTTTGGTTTCTTGCCGGTCTTCAGGGACATCCCGGTGATGCTCTGCGCGATGCGTGCCGCCGAGGCTTTGTTTTTGCCTTGGCGGAGCATCTCCTGATACACGTTATCGACTTCGGTTCCTTTGGGCATATGGTTGGGAGGGTTAGATGTCCACGTCGTCTGCGGCGGCATCGGCGGCATCCGCAGGAACTTCGACCGTCTCAGGCTCAGGTTCTCCGACGCTGTCACCACGGCTGATCCAGCCCGGGGTGGACACCTTGAAGCCGAAGCCAAGGACTTCCTCTTTCAGTTTGGCAAGCTGGTTCGGGCCACGCACGCCGATGTCTTTGGCGAGTTCGTTCATGCGGTAGGAACCGACCCGCAGCTTGCGCTCGATCATGTCCACGAGGAAAGGTTTTTCCTGCGGTGGTTGAGGCTTGGGTGGGATGACTTCGGTCTGGACAACAGGCGGTTCGGACTCAGGTGCCGGGGCAACGGTTTCCACGGGTTCGAGGGGCTCAGGTGCCGGGGCTGACTCAATCACGGGTTCGAGGGGCTCAGGTGCCGGGGCTGACTCAATCACGGGTTCCGGTGTCTTCTCAACGACCTGCGTTTTCGCCACGGCCTTCACTTCCCCCATCACGATCTGGCGCAGGGAGTCGTCCTTGCACCCGTGGACAAGCACGGCAGTGGCAGGCACGAGTCCACCACGACAGCGCACCAGTTTGTCAGTGGGCCGCGCCGAGCACTTGATCCCTTCCGGGGTGGCTTCGTAACAGCCAGTATTCCACATGTCGGCGATCAGGTTGCTGTTGGCCCAGCCAAGGGTTTTGACACCGCCACGGATGTAAGTATCGAAGTTCTCCTTCGGGTTGCTGTGAGGCGGCATGCCGAGGTCCTGGATCAACGGACGGATGGCTTCATCCGTGTGCATGGTCGGCGGGTACACGCCCACGGCCATCATGTATTCCTCCCCGGCCCGGTATTCGAGCTTGCCGTTCACGATGAAAGGCAGCGGCACGATGTTGCCGTAGCAGAGACGCCCCTTGGCAAAGTAGTCGTGCTGGATCAGGTTGAGCCAGTCAGGCTTGATCGGCAGTGAGTCCAGTTCCAGCCACAAGAACGGTTCCTTGTTCTGTAAACGTCCAAGGTTGAACACCGCGCCGAAGAACAGGATGCCGCCGTCCATGGGCATGCCGAACTCAGGTTCGTAGAGCGCCTGGGCCACCGTGACCTCGCGCATGTGCGGCTTCAGCCGTGCAGACTGCTCGGTGACCTCGACGATGGTGGCCGGGGTGGCGAAGAAGAAGGCCGAGTGATCGGTCAACCCGCCAAAGTGGATCAGGGTGTCGATGAAGGACGGCAGGCGGGACACGTCGTGTCGGGAGACGGGGATGGTGAGTTTCATGTGGAGATTTCAGAATCCAGCGGATTGCATGGCAAGTCTATACCTTGACGCCCCGGTGTCAACATTTTGGAAGAACTCCGGGGTGCGGTCGGCGTTGAATTGAAGGATTGCCACGCGGGCGTGTTCGTGTGTCTCGAAGGTTTCTCGCTGGTTTCGCCACAGCATGGTGACCGCCGCGTCGATGTGCTGTTGCGACGGCATGCCGGGATACTGCCAGCCTCCGGGAGGCATGGTGGACGGGTTGATCTGGGACACGTTGGTGACAAACTTCATCTTGCGAGTTCCCGAGCCGTCGATGTCAGGCAGTTCGCAATCTCCTTTGGCGCAGAAGATACCGTTCTCACGGCCGAAGATGCAGTCTGGTATGTTGAGGTCAGTCTCCTGGATCGAGCGGTGCTTGAGGCCCTCGTTGACCGCGTTGGCGCAGGACTGGTTGCCGATGAAGAGTTCGCTGCCAGCGATCAACTCAGCCACTTCCAGCATGTTGCTGGTAGGGTGGAAATCGACGTAGCCAAAGGTCCCGACGAACTCACGCCACTCGTGATGCAGCCCGACGAACAGCAATCTGTGACGGTAGTGATCGACCACGTCACTCCACATGAAGAACGGGTTCCGATAGCGGTTGGTGCGGTTGATGACGATGCGTCCCTTGGATCGTGGGGAAGGATCGACGTTGAAGAGCCACGGGTCTCTGCTGGTGAAGTCTTTGCCGATGCCGTGAATCTTGATCAAGTTGTTCAGGTGGGCCTGCATCAACGTCTCACCCGGGGTGTAAAACTTCTCGCGGAATTTCTCGCTGGCCCAGTCAACCTTGTCCTCCGGCCCGATGATTTTGACCTCAGCAATGTATGGCTGCTTCAGTGCCAGCGGGGCGATCAGATCATGCAACTTTTGCAGGTCGGCGGGGGTGCGATATTTCGTGCCGCCACCGGGACGCAGGCAGAGCGTGTGAGGGCCATTCGGGATTTGGCGGATCAGGTTGAGGAGGTACAGGGCATCCCCGCAGTCGCCTTGGGTGGAGATCAGCATTTTAGTTTGTCCTCCGCGCTGGGTGTGATAAATCAAGCGCAAACCTGAGCACGCTTGCTACCGATTTACGCAAACGACGCCGCAGCGAACAAATCGCGGCAGGATCAACCGCCTTGGCGGTCTGGACTTCGGCGGCTTCTGTCTTCGATGGAGGCGGCATGGTTGACGTGGGGTAATTGTGGTTATTCGGCGGTGCCTGCGCTTGGGTCGTTCGGCGTAGCTCGACATGCCTTCCACGAATCCCACCACCAAAAGAGCGGGTCGATCAGCCTGTGAATTGGATCAGTTGAATCATCCACGCAGAGCGCAGCCGGACTCACAAACAGCAGCACGATCAGGTATGGAGGTCCTGCGATGAGAAGCAGCGCAAGCAGCCCAACACGCCGAACAAAACGGATGCAGGCGACGGCTCGAAAAGGATTTGTCATGGTGTCGAAAGTTTGTTGCTCGCCGTCGCCTGATCCGAGTCGTTCGGTGTGCCATATAGTGAATCGCCAAACGTGGAAGCACGTTAAATGAAGTTCACGTGTTTCGGCAAGCTCCCCACAGGCTGTGGGTCAGCCCCTTTCCAAATGGCATCCAGCGCACGGTTCTGTGCCCCGAAGACGCATTTTTGACAGTGGACTAAGGGGTCAATGAGAGAGCGGACAGGCCTCCCATAAAGTTCATGAATCGTGTCCCAACGGCCAATGACGTACACTTGGCCTCCTTGTGAGCGGTTGGCTTGGTCAAGCAGCGTGACCGAGTCGCAGGGCGTTACGTCACCCGAAGGCCACAACACGGGGTGCGAGTAGCCAAGCAGGCAGCAGGTGTGCGGTGAAGGCGGTTTGTACTGCACCATGATGCGCGGGTCAACCTCCAACGCCATCTGTTCTAGCTCGGTGCAACGCTCAGGGATTTTCTGAACTTCATAGCAGTTGGGTAACGCCCGGATGTATGTGAAGGGTTTGGTGCTGAGCAGTTCCTTCAACTTCTGTTTGATGAATGGCAGGCGGTCTCTGCCCCAGATGACCCGGGTTTCTTCTTCACCTGCGAGCAACGGAGTTTGCAAGTCTTCTGGGCGGCTGACTTTGCCATGTCGGTCTTTGGGGTCTAGGTACTGATCGTGGTAAACCCAACTTCCCCCTAAAGCCGTTAGGTCTGGATTGATGTCAGGCACCTCCACTTCTTCCCCATGGTCCCAAGCACTCAGGGAGATTCGCAGCCACGTCAGTTTGTCCAAGGTTTCAGGACTGACGGTTTTCCACGATTTGCGCCCGCAAGGGTACTCCACCATGTTTTTGAGACCATTGCTGATCAGGCCAATCTGCAACCCTTTACCATGAAGTAGGCTGACCAAGTCGTTGAAATCAGCGCCACAGGATTTGTCCCGAAAGAGGATCGGATTTCCACCACCGCTCAGGATGACCGCTTTCAAACCAAGAGGGATTAACTGGTCAACATACACTTCGATCTGGTGCATGGTGAGTGAGTCTCCTTGACGGTTGGCTGTAGAGCAGAAGGCACATTTATGCTGGCAGGTGTCTGAAACAAATATGCCGCTCACTTTTGGAACACCGCGACCTTGATGGAGCCCGTCGATGATGTCACGGTGCCATGGTATTTTTGATGAAGTGCTGGTGAACTCGTTCAAGAGTTCTTTCATGGATTCGGGGGTCTCGTGATTACACGAGGCATTTCCACCGGGAAGCGGTTCAAGAGAAGGGTTCATAGTGCTTTCTGTGCCCACATTTCGAGTGAGAATTTGCGACGGTTGAGGTGCTGGGCCATCTCCCAGAAAGAAGGGACGCCGTAGTCACCGACGTTTCCCTTTCCGACGTTGTGGACGAGGTGGGAAGGAAACCCCGCACGGACGAAGTGCGCCCACAAGGAGTCTTCCGTGAATATCTGGGCGTGCTGATCGAACCAGAGGGCGGCCTCGAACCACGTCGGGATCGGGTTCGGCGGGTCACTCACCTCAAAGAGTTCCGGCCAGTTTTCATTGCGGTCGTCCGGGTACACGCTGCGGAAGTAGCTGGCGTCGGGAACGCTGACCAGGAAAACGCCCCCAGGCTTGAGCACACGCAGCACTTCGCGCATCACCTTCACGGCCTCACGGCAGTCCATGTGCTCCAGGACGTGGCTGCACAGACACCCGTCGAAAGTGTTGTCGTCGAACGGCAGTCTCTGTCGCAGGTCGTGACGGACAAAATTGGGCTCGTTGATCTCGTGACCACCACCTTCCCAGTTGTCCACGTTGATCCACTTGGAATCTTGGGGCCTTGTGCCTCCGCAGCCTAGGTTGATGATTTTCACGACAACGTCCTCTGTTTGAGTTTGTACTGGCGCACCTCGGACTCGTCGGCGATCCCGGCAAGCAGGTTCTGCGTTCCCACCGAAGCCTTGGGCGACCCAATCTTGATGAGCTTGCACAAGGTGACCTCACAACCATACAGGCGCTCCATCAGTTTGACTGCGATAGTGTCTTTCACCTGAACTGCCGTTTCAGCAGCTTCCAAGGTGATCGCGTTGAGGTCCAGCTGCTCACCGAGGCCCTTCATGCGCTCGACCACGGCGTCGTAGGCGGATTGATAGTCTTCGTAGGCTTTCCCAAGGAACTTGTGGTCCTCGAAGAACGTGGACCCATGCGTTTCAATGTGCGCACGGTGCGCGATGAACTGCATGGTGCGGAGATAAACGGCGATGGCTTTCATACGTGCTCAGTGTGGTCGAGAAGCGGGGAGTAGTCCAGCCCGGTGATGGCGCTGGCCTCGTCAAAGTGGGCTTTCTGCTGCTCCAGCGTCAGCGGGCGCAGGTCAACGCCGGGGTTGGGGTAAGGCAGTTCCTGGGAGAACGTGACAAGCCTTCTCGCCTTCTTCCGGATGAAGATGGTGAGTCCGTTGTCGGAGTGCAGGTCGAGGCGCTGCCAGTCCCTCTCCTTGAACAGGTTGGGCTGGTCCACGAACAACCGGGGTCCGACGCAGTTCTCGACATCGTCAAACGCGACGAACGTGGCTCCGCGCTCCACGGCTTTCCAGGTGTCGTTGAGGCATGCCTCATGGCTGTGCCAAGCATCAATGTAAGCAAAGTCCACTGTTTCGGGCCACACTGCGCCATCGTGCGTGTCGCCATCGTGGAACCGGACCCACTCGCGCACACCGAGGACGGTGAGATTTTCCTCAGCGTGCTGCTTTGGGGTCTTGTCGCCGAGGATTTGCGCATGCTCCAGGAGAGACCAGTTGTCGATGGCGTGAACGACGCCAAAGTTGTTCTCCTGACACGCCTTCGCCATCCACGCCGCAGACAAGCCCCGGTAGGTGCCGCAATCGACAAGGTGGTTCGGCTTGAGGGCGCGGGCGAAACTGTACAGGATTCGCGGAGAGTCGTAGTTCCAGGTGGCGTAAACCTTGTTGACGTTGTCGAAGAAACTCATGCTTGGTGGTCTTGAATCGCTTTCTTGAGCGCCCGCCTTTCCTTCTTGGACATGCGGGTGCGTTTGAGGATGTTGCCGTCAGGCCCCAGTTTGCGCAAGCTGCGAGTCCGGGGATCGAAGACGTAGGGCGTGCCGTCCGCCGAGACGCCTCCGATGCCGGAGATCGTCTTGATGGGGCGTGGTGAGTCGATGACGATGACGATGTCGTTGAGTTCAGAATAATTGGCGGTCATATCCTTGGCTGGTGTGAAATCCACATGTCTTTGGTGACACCGGGTTCCAAGGCCTCGTAAATGGCGATGTCCTCGGTGTTCTGCTCCGGCTCCTTGGCCCGGTAAAAGTGTGAGTAGTGGTCAATGAACGGACCCGTGTCCAGGTTGGCCCGGTTGAACTTGGGCTCGGACCACGTGCGGGTGTCCTTCAGCAGCTCGTGCATCTTCCGTTCAGGGTCGTAGCACAGCCACTTGGACTGCTTGAGGCACCGGAGCTGCCAGTCAGGCTCCCCGACGCCTTCGTTCCAGTTCTGGCACGGGCGGTCCCATTCACCAGGAGCACCGAACCAGTGACGACGCGAGAGACACAACGCCAGTGAGCCCTCGCGGTCGGCCTTGGCGATCTGCTCACGCAACGTCGCGTGTTGGTCAATCACCCCATGCTGCGTGACCGTGAGGTCCGGGGTCAGCGTGTCGGGGAACTTGCCAGTGCCTGTCACCGAGAGGTGCGGAACCGTGGGCCACAGGCGTTCATCCGCGTCGGCGAGGACCAGCCAGTCACACTTGGAGTAGCTGATGCAGCGGGTGCGCAGGACACCGAAACCACGGGAGATGGTGTCGAAGATCAGCCGGTGCCCGGACTTCCTCGCGATCTCAATGGTCTGTTCGTCAGGTGGGGTGCCGTCAGGCGGTGACGAGACGAGCACGACCTCGTCGAACATCTTCTCAGCGCATTCGATGAAGCCGGGGAGCGCGTGAGGCTCGGCGTGGAAGTGACAGACGGTGCCGAGGGTCATACCCGGGTAAACTGAATGAACCCGCAGGACTTATGCACGATCTCGGACGCAGGTTTGATTCCGGGGTAGTGCCACGACCCTGTGATGGGGCCTTCTTTGAGAGGTGTGACAGAGCGCAGCAGGTCCATCCACCATTCGAGCGGCTGGGCGTTCACATGGCTGGGGTCCGCGTTGTCCTCATCACGGAGATATGGACCGTTCGGGTGCCACGTGAGGGGGACGATCAACAGAAGGTTTTTGCGGGTGGCTACGACCAGTTTTTCAAGCAGCGCGGTCAGCTCCGCGAGAGGGATGTGCTCGGCAACATCCTTCAGGAGCACGTGGTCCCAATGTTCCACGAGCACCTTGGGGTCACTGCTCACGTATCCGCGAACAGCCTCGTCACAGTGTGAGACGGCGTAGGTACTCACGTCATACCCGTGGGCGTTGACGCCGCGCATGCGGAGGGCTTTGACCAGGAATCCTTTCGCACAGCCCACGTCGAGAAATGTGTCGCCGTCCTTGATGTGAAGCAGGCGCTTGAGCCAGTCCGCCATCGGGAGGGTCAGGTCCGGCAGCCAACGGTAGTCCCGGTAGTTCGACTTGCCGGTGGCCGGGCCGTTCTCGTAATAGTCCTGATCGTAAAACGAGCCTGACGGACGCGTCAGGATTTCGGTGGGAGGTTCGTCCATTTCCGTGACATATAGCCTTGACGGGCCGCCGTGGTCAAGCATAATTCGGCATGGCAAAGAAAAAGACACTCTCCCGGCAACGACGCTGGCAGATCAGAATGCGCGAGGAAGGGCGCTGCCCGATGTGCGGCAGTCCGTCCGAGGAAGGTTACAAGAGCGGGCTGTGCAAGAAACACCGTCTGGTCAACCGCAACCGTCAGCGTGAACGGAAACTCAAGGACGTGGAGATTTAACCATAACCCCACCCGCCCGCGTCACTGATGGTCTCGACCGGCATCAGTGACGTGCTGCGGCGGGCGTTCAGGTCAACGGCAGGGAACAGAGACTGGCTCCGTTGCGGTGTTGACCGCTTGGCCGCAGACTCAGTACTGCTGAGGTTGTGGCGCATGCGGGCGACGTGAAGGCACAGAAACACCGAGTCCGCGATGTCCGGTGACTTCTTGGTGCGCAGTTTCATGTCGTCCTTGCTCTCGACTTTCACCACGCCGGAGGTTTCCTCATACGTGCGGGCCACCATTTCCGTCACGATGTCAGGTTGAATCCCTTTGAACTGCCCGGAGCGGATCAACTCTTTGCCGACGTACCACAATTCGCTGACCATGTTCTTGAACCGTTCACGGCCTTTGCGTGTGTCCGTTTTGGAGACGGGGCGGTCGGACGCTTTCCCGGCAAACTGGACGTTCAGAAACCCGATGCCGAGATCACGTGCAACCAGGGCGCTGAAGGGTTCGCCACCACCCGTGGCGTCAATGGCTAGGTTGCGCACGTCAACGCCGTGTTCCTTCATCTTCTCCTTGGCGAGCTTCACCACCCACTCCGTCTTGGACATGGCGGTGTTGGTCATGTCGAGATCAAGCACATAGAACTTCTGCACCTCGAACACTTTCTGCGTGACCCCCGTGTCCACGGACTGCGCCCACCCGACCTTCCCGATGGTCAGCACCGCCCGGTCACCACCATGAGTGAACGCGGGGTCGAGACCTGCCACAAGCACGGGTGCCTCGGTCCAGGTGCGGACCTTGGAATCAGCCCGATATTGAATGACCTCGGCTTCCGAGTAGATCGAGTCCACGCTGCCGGTGGCGCTCCACCAGCCGCGCACCATCGAATAGTAGGTTGGCGTGGTGCAACCGAGACCACCGTACTGCTTGATCTCGTCGATAGAGAGAAGGCCCTTCCACTTCTTGTAACCGGCAACGACGTTGGGAGATTTCTCGCCGTCAAAACGGATGCAGTAACCTTTCTTGCCGAATGGCTCAATGATCGTCTCCCACTCCGTGTCGGACTCCGTGACGGAATGCCAGCCGTTGGCGGGTTTGGAGATGACACCCCCTGGAGAATAGTAGCTCGTCGGGTTGAACGACGCCAGCAGGTAAACGGTGTTGTTGGAGGACAAATTGCCGAAGATGGTGTTGACGAGGCTGTGCTCCAACGTGTCAAACTCATCGCCGACCACCACCATGATCGGGGCCTTGGTTCCTTGCACCTTGTCCGACGACTCTTTTGAGCTGGACTTCTCCCCCGGCACCAACGCGAGCCCACGAAGCTCGTGCTTCACTCCATTGTTCTCGTAGCGGATGATGTTCTTGGAGTCCATCAATCTGCCCGGCAATCGCTCTTCTCCGCCGAAAAACCTCGCAAGATGTTGCCATATCAGCTTCACTTTGCCCCACACTTTTTGTTGTGCGGCGGCAATGGTGGTGGAGGTGACGATCACTTTCACGTCTTCCGGGAACAGCCAGAACATCATGACCCCGATCATGGCTATGGTCTCCGTTTTGGACGACGAAGCGTGTCCCGCGATGGAGAGAATCCTTTTCTCACGGAATTTCTTGAGGATGCGGATGGCGTTGGGGTTCCACTCGAAATGGTAGATGCCGTCTGGGTTGCCGAAGATGGCCCTCACCAGACGGGCGAAGTGCTCGGCCCACGGCATCATCTTGAAGTCCGGCCGCTGTTTTTCGAGCTGCTCTTTGAACTCGTCATATTTTATGCACATGTTGCGCTCAATGTACCAGTCCGGCGCTGGCACGAGACGGCCCTGCATGTCCGGGACCGGGTTCCACGACAGGCCATATTTATCGACTTTCAGATTCTTGGGACTCATGCCTTTCGGTGTTTCTTCCAGTAGCGCCACCTCACCGTGCGCAGGGTGACTTTCATCTCAGCCGCGATGTCCTTGTGCGGCCTTGTCCAGTCCATCGCCGCCCACGCCTCCTCCTTGCTGACTCGCGGAGGTTTGCCGACCGTGCGACGACGCCACCTCACGGTGCCCGGTTCGACGCCCATCTGGTCGGCGATCACTTGCACAGGGAGGGACCAGTCGATGTTTTTCCAGTCCTCCGCCGACGTGTAATGCTTGACCGTGCCGTCCCGCCGTCTCCGGTTCTCCTTGGCCTTGGCGCGGTGCTCTTTGCAGAGCGGGGAGCCATCCGGCACCGGTTTGGCGCACTTGATGCATTTCCTCATGGCAAACTGCCGGAGCTGCCACCGACGCTGCCGGGAGACTCCGACACGGGGTTTGGCCTGTGGCTTTTTGCGTTGATCCATGAATTTGCGACTATATAGAAATACTTCTTGACGGTGCAACTAACAACAGCATTGATCTTTATTCCAGAAAATCTTACTGTCGGGAATGATCTCCTCCGCAAGCGCATCACCCACTCTTCCCGCTTCCCTCCCTTCCGTTGTCGATGAGGAGGGCGAAATCATCGAACGTGGCCGGGTCAAGTCGGCTGCCGCCCTTGCGGGGCTTTACCAGTATCTCTTCACCTCGGACCTCGGCTCCAGTCGTGCCCGTGCGAAGGTGCAGAGTCAGGTGGACGGTGACCCTCCTTTCAACTCAGACCAGGATCGCCTGCTAGGCCTGGGTGGGCGCACCAACGCCAACTGGGGCTATGCCAGCCAGTCGCAACAGGACATCGAGCGCCCCTACAACGACGTGTTCGATTCGATTGACGTGTTCGGCACCACGCCGCTCAAGGCGGATTACGCCGACGAACTGGCACGCCAACAGTGGGCACCGATCATCGCGGAAGAGATCAGCCGCATGATCCGCAACTGGCCTGAGTTCACGTTCAACCGGCAGATGTGCGTCCACCTGTTCACCATGTTCGGCGTGGCTTTCACCTACCGTGAGGACAAATACGACTGGCGCTGGAAAGTCACGTCGCTCCAATGGCTGAAGGTGCCGCGAAGGACACGGGCTTCCATCGAGGCGCAGGACTTCTTCTGCGCCCGAGACTACATGTCGCCGGTCGAGCTGGAGAAAAAGATCAGGAACCCCGAGGCGGCGGAGAAAGCAGGTTGGAACGTCAGGGCCGTGAGGGAAGCTATCCGCAGTGCTCAACCGACCGTCATCGACACGTCAAACCCGGAAACCCTGCAAGAGTCGGTCAAGGACCAGGACTATTTCAGCGGTGCGGGAGCCATCACAGTGGACATCGTCCACGGCTGGGTCAAGGAGATGGACGGCTCCATCACTCACGTTATCGGGCGTTACGACGGTCAGGGGGACTTTCTATATAAGTGCGAGGGTCTTTATGAGAACATGTCGCAGTTCGTCACGGCCTACACGGACGGGGTCGGCAGCAACGGTGACTTCTACAGCATCCGGGGCAACGCATGGCGTGGGTTCAACGGGTCTCTCTACCTGAACCTGCTCACCTGCAAGTTCGTGGACATGGCTTGCTGGTCGGCCACCCCCCACCTGAAGGCGGACTCCGAGGACACCTTGATCGACCAGATGGTCCGGCCTATCGGGCCTTACAACCGCATCGGGTCCAACGTGGAGTTCGTGGAGCTGAACCACATCCCGTTCCAGAACAACCTGATCCCGGCGATCCAACAGGTGCAGAACATCTTCCAGATGCGCTCGCGCCAAGCAGGTGGAGCCTATCGCTACACCAACAACGCCCCCAAGACCGCCGAAGAAATCAAGACCAACACGGCCATTGACGGTCAACTGACCACGGCTGGCATGGACCTGTATTTCGAGTCGTGGAAGAACGACTTCAAGGAAGTGGTCCGCCGTGCGACCTGCCGTGAACTCTCTGCCGCGCATCCCGGGGGCGCTGAAGCCTTCAAGATGCGCAAACGGTGTGTCGCTCGTGGCGTGCCCCTCGAAGCCCTCTACAACATCGACATCGACGCCATCGAGATCAACCGTGGCGTCGGCAAAGGGTCTGCTCAGGAACGTCGGGCATCTTTTGATGCTCTCATGCCAAACATCGGCATGTACGACCCTAAAGGGCAGCAACTTCTGCTGCGTCAGTACACCGCCTCCTACGCCGGGATCAGCTTCGCCAACCTCCTTGTTCCCGCCGAACCGGGGTCACGGCCACCCATTGACGTGCAAGTTGCCAACATGGAGAACTCCCTCATGGAGCTTGGGCAGCCTGCGGTCATTGAGCCGAATCAGGATCACACGGTCCACGTGGCGACCCATCTCGCCAAGCTCTCGGAAATCAATGGTCAGCTCAGCCAGTTTCAAATCGAGTTTGCCCGGGCCATCGAACTCATGGGGCCGATCTGGCGTCACGCAGTGGAGCACATGGCTTACATCAGTCCGGAGAACCCGCTCTCCAAGACCTTCAAGGAGGCCCTTTCCGAGATCGAGGAAGTCGTCGTCAACGGGGAGAAAAAACTTGCCGCCGAGGCCCGACGCGCCGAGGAGCAGGCCGGTCAACAGGCCCCGGGCAGTGACGTTCCTCTCGGCATCCTGCGCCAGTCGGCTGACGCCGGGGCACGTCTGGAGATGCTCGACGTTCAGGCCAAGAGACAGCAGCTCGGGTTCGAGGCCGAGAAACAGCGCCTTGAACTGGCGAAGAAGCAGCAGGACCTCGCTTTCAACGACGCCAAGATGGCGAACGAGATCAGGAAACAGACCGCAGGTTGATTTTACATGACCCACACCACCACTGAAGAAATCCAGGCTTTTCGGCAATCCGCCGAGCATCGCCAAAAACTGGCCGCGTTGCTGGCTGACCCGACTCTGCAACTGGCGTTGTCCATCATTCGCAAGTCAGCAGTGCCCAAGCCTCCAACCGATACGGAGACCAATCAACTCGCCGACATCTGTCTGGCTCGCCGCTACCTGCTCATGTCTGGCGTGAACCAGGGGCTCGACAAGCTCAACCTACTCACCCACCCCGTGCAGGCCAACGAGAACCTCGACTTGCTCATGGACAACGCCTACGACCACACCCTTCCCGCCCACCTTCGCACCCCAGCCAAATAACACGCCATGTTCCTGCGCCATCTCCCCTTGTTCAACGAAGCCCCTGCCGCCGAAGCCGCCCCGGTCCTGACCGACCATGGTGGTGACGCCGAGGTGCCCGGCGAGTCCAGTTTTTTCGACAAGCTGCGTCAAGCCGACGATCATCCTGACAACGTCGCCCGCAAACAACAGGAAGCTCCGAAACCCGAGGTCAAGCCCTTGGAGAAAAAGGCCGATCCTGCGCAGAAGCCCGAGCCCAAGAAAGCCGCCGACAAGTTGGGCTCCGTTGAGGAAGAGGTCGTGGAGGAAGAAAAACCTGCGGACGAAGAGCCCCCGCCCGAGGGTACCAACGAGAAGGGCCTGAGCCGGTGGAAGCAGCTCAAGGCCAAAGAGAAGGTGGCTGACGAACTGACCAAGAAGGTCGAGGCCATGACCAAGGAGATGGAGGAGCTGCGCAAGTCTCCGGTGTCCAAGGAGGTTCAGGAAAAACTTGAGGAACTCCAGAAATTCCGTGACATCCACGATGTCAAGCGGTCCAAGGAATACCAGGAAAGTGTGATTGCTCCGTTGGCAAAGGCCGAGAAGGGCATCGAGGAAGTCTGCGGCGAATTCAAGATCGACATGGACAAGATGCTCCACGCCATGTCCGAAGTCAGCGAGTGGAAGCGATCCATCGCCATCGACAAGCTGGTGGAGGAAGCCGACGACGCGCCTGCGGCCATCAAGGCCAGCCTCTACAAGATGGCTGACCAGCTTCACGTTGCGTGGCAGAAAGGCGCGGAGATCGAGTCCAAGGCCAGCGAGTTGCGTGCAGCCCAAGAAGCCCTTGCCAACCAGGGGAACGAAAAACAGACCTACGAGCAGCAGCAGGCGTGGCAGAAAGCCCTGGCCGCAAGCAAGTCCTTGGTCGAGACCAAACTGGCTCCTGTGCTCAAAGGGATGACTGAAGACGAGCGCAAAGAGTTCACCTCGTCCATCGAGAACGCCACCATCAGCGACGACCCGGAAGAACGGGCTTTGCAGGCGCAGTCACCTCAGGTGGCTGCCGTGTTGATCCGCCGTCTCAACAACCTGACCAAGGAGTTTAACGCGCTCAAGAAGGAACGCGACACCCTGATCGCTGCGCGTCCCGGTGCCCGCGAGCGGCAAACGGACGACGGTGATCCGAATGTGCCTTCGTCCGACGAGGATTTCATGGCCCGCGTTCGACAGGCTGACGACTACATGCGCCGATAACAACCAAGCTAAGCTATCGGGCGTTTTGAAGTGTTCCCGGGCTGGAAAGTTGCGCCTGCCGGGTCAGGTCGTCGTATGATCCTCTCGAAAGAGGCCCGCACTCTCCAGTCGCGGGATATGTCACTGCCAATCAACGCCCATGGCGGGCACTGCGTGGAAACAAACGCATACCCCACCTTCCAGGCATCGTCAACCATAAAACAGCACGTTGACATTATTTCCGTCGCTATATAAACTTCGCACCGAGTTGAAATACCGTGTTTTCCGGGCTGCCTGCTCACCAGCGATGAAAGCGTCAACGAGTTAAAAGGA